TTTTTAATAAATTTAACGGTCATAATCTTACCGTTAGAATTCAAAATTCTATCTACAAAATTTAACATGATAATTCCCTTCTCAAGTGTTATATAAATTAAGTGTTTTATTGCTAAGCTTCTCTACAATCCGACGGTATACGTCCGCCTTACTTTTATAATATTGATAGTCTCTATCCCCTTCCCTGAAATTTAACCATAAATTAGACTGTAAGTTTTTAATAATATCCGTCTCTAGATCATACCTAGAATAGTGATCTTTAAAGCCGCCGATATTGTAATGAGCGATAAAGCCATTAGCTAAATAAATATACTTATAGCCCGTCCCGTTAAGCTTCTCAATATCGCTGCAAGCTTTCACAAGGTTATTGACGATAAGACTTTTTTGCTTTTCTGTTAATGCTTCCATTGTTTTACCCCTTGATAGTTAAATTACAAATCCGGATTGATCTTTTATGGCTTTCCCCTTAGCATACAATGCGACAATATGACCTAACGGCTCCACGTGACGCACGTCTGAATTATCGCCGCCGATAACAGGCATTCCCTTGAATGTATCAGGAATATCCTTTTCAAACCTAAACACTGCAGCAAGTCTCATGTTTTGACTAATAGCAATATCGTTAAACTTCTGGAATGTTACTACATTGCTATATGAGAATGTAAGGTCATAATTTGCAGGCAAGTCTTTACGGTTTGCAATTTTTGTATAGTCATAAAACTGCACGTCGGGAAAGCGGCTCATTAAATTAGGATAGACCTTACCGTCAAAGTCCGTAAAGCTTACGTTTTCCCATTTAATGTCACTTGTGCCGTTAAGACGGATAAGCAAGGTTTGACCTAGTTTATTGGCTTTACGTTTACCGGCTTCAATATCCTTCACTAGGTTAAGCATAAAATTAGGACGGTCATTAAAGAATTTTTGAGTTTTGGCAATTCTAGCCTTCTGAATGCTATTGAATGCACCACGTCCTGCAGTGTATAGACAAGCCGCTTCGCATTGTGCTAGTTTAGCCATTGGGCAAACTTGAAAGCCGCTGATATCTGACGGCGCTAAGTATAGAATGCCCGTAAAGTAGCCGATTTTCTCGCCCTTAACAGTTTTTGCGTTAGTGTTAAAACCTAATAAAGATTGACGTTTAAACATGATTGATCCCTTATAGATAGAATGTAATATAAACTACTGCAATGATAACGCTATAGACTGCAAACCCTGTAAGTATAAAGCTTTTAAGCATGATAAACCCCTTAATTAATATGACGTGTTAAGTAACCAATTAAAGCATTGGATTGATCTTGAGTGATCCCTTGCAAGCTTAAATCTTCATACACCCTAGCTTCCAAACCTAACCCGCCATGGTTAAAGATTACATCAAAATAGCTTACACCAAAAGACTTACAAAAATCTTCGGCATGAGCTTGTTTTGAAAATGTTGCGACAACGATATAATTAGGGGCTTTTGACATGATTTTAATTCCTTTTTGTTTAACTTGTAATCAGAATAAACATAAGTTTTGTAGATGTCAATAATTATTTTATAGGGACTTTCCCTAATGTATATTTATACAGTACTTAGCAGGTCTCTCAAGTCGAAGCGCCTATGCAATTATTTTGCCCCTATAGTATTTTTATGGTCTCAGGGTTTAAGTCTATCTAGTACTGGATAGGTTACTTAATAGGGTCCTTCAACGGCTCATACGCTCCCCGATTGTAGACCTATAGAGACCTCACAAGGTCCAGTCTAGACCGCTATAGGACTGCTTAGCCTTTGAAGTACGGGGGAGGGGGTAGTGCTACTGAGTTTCTGTTACGGATACCTCCCAAGCACCTAAAAAAGTAAAACAACCTCTACTTTAAAGTTACTAAAAAGCCAAGAAAGTGGTGTCTAAGATGACAAAGAAGAATCCCTTATAAATCAACGACATAGCCTAAGACATTACCCTATATAAGTAAAAGTAATAAGTATTGTAAAAGTTATATCGCCAGAGGATGCTCACCCGAAGGGCTTATAGAGGTCAGGTGCGCTGTCCGCAGGACCTACTAAGAAGACAATACCTAAAATAAATATCATAAAAGTATTGACAAATGAATCAAGATAGTGTATAATAGAACTATAGAGGAACTTATGCATTCAAAACACTAAGGGTGTTTTACTAAGTAAGTTAACTATTATTAGTTATACATTATAAGTTATAACTATCTACGTTTAACTTTAAAGTATAGTAGGGCTGTGCAAAAAGCACAATAACCTGAGAGGCTTATGTCGGATAAAGAAATAGTTGTTGTCACGAACGAAGTGAGTGCTACTGATGTAGCGCCTACGGCGAAGAAGAAAGCTAAGATGGGTCGTCCTCGTAAGGAAGACTTAAAGAAAGCTAAAGCTCCTATTGGTCGTCCTAAGAATGACACCGGTAGACTAGCTGAGTTTAAGCAACGACTACTAGGCACTAGCGGCTCTGCAGTAATTGAAAAGATTATACAGATCGGGCAAGATGATGATCATCCCGGTCAGATGGCAGCATTGAAGATGGCTATGGATCGTATCCTACCACTGTCAATGTTTGAGAAAGACGCTAAAGGTCAGCGTAACGCAATACAAATCAATATCACTGGTATTGGTGAAGCTAAGATTGAACAGTCCTCAGAACAAGCTGATGTCGTAGACATGGACGAGGACTATGAACCTTAACTTTGAACTACTGCCTTGGCAGCAAGAAGTTTATAAGGACACTACTAGATTTAAAGTTATTGTCGCAGGTCGTCGTTGTGGTAAGTCAAGACTATCTGCTGTAGCATTATTAGTTGAAGGACTGAAATGTCCTAAAGGCTCTGCGGTGATGTATGTCGCTCCTACTCAAGGACAAGCTCGTCAGATTATCTGGGACTTGTTACTCGACTTAGGAAGAGATGTTATCCAGTCCGCACACATTAACAACCTTGACATTACTTTAGTCAATGGCGCAAAGATTTACGTTCGAGGCTCTGACCGTCCTGATACCCTTCGTGGTGTTAGTTTGACATTCGCAGTGTTGGACGAGGTCGCTGACATTAAGCCTGATACTTGGGAAAAGGTTATTCGAGCTTCTCTGTCTGATAAAAAAGGTTCTGCCTTGTTTATTGGTACACCAAAGGGACGTAACTGGTTTTATGATATGTACAACCTCGGTCTTGAAGACGAGGATAAAGAGTGGAAGTCTTGGCACTTCACAACTAAGGACAATCCCTTGATTGATCCTGAAGAGATTGAAGGCGCTAGAAAGACACTTAGTAGCTTTGCCTTTAAGCAAGAATATGAAGCCAGCTTCGATAACGCTGGTACAGACGTGTTTAAGGAGTCTTGGCTAAAGTATGGAGAAGAACCCAAATACGGTTCGTATTATATTGCTATTGACTTGGCTGGTTTTGAAAATATTAACAACTCAGCCGAACGTAAGAAGCGCCTTGATAAAACTGCCATCGCAGTTGTTAAGGTGGATGAAAGCGGTGATTGGTTTGTTCACAAGATAGAAACAGGTCGTTGGGATGTACAAGACACTGCTAGACGCATTTTAAAGAACATAGCGGAGTTTAAACCTCTGGCAGTAGGGATAGAACGTGGTAGCTTAAAGAATGCCGTGTTGCCCTATCTAAGCGATCTGATGCGGTCTAATAATGTGTACTGTCATATCCAAGACTTAACTCACGGTAACAAGAAGAAAACTGAACGTGTTATCTGGGCTTTGCAGGGACGCTTTGAGCACGGTAAGGTTATCCTCAATGAGAGTGAAGACTGGGATGACTTTAAGGATGAGTTCTTAATGTTCCCTACTTCTCAAGTGCATGATGACTTGATTGACGCTTTAAGTTACGTAGATCAATTAGCTGTAACCTCGTACTTCAGTGATGATGACTCCGACGAGTACGAACCTTTAGACACCATCTCAGCCTACTAAGGAAAATATGTACGATAAAGAAAATGAATTTGTTCCTCTAAACTTTGAAGAACTCAGTAAGAATAAAGCAGTTTGGGAAGTTATCAAAGAAGAGCTGAACTACCTTAGTGGTGATTGCTTGATGAAGATTATCACTGCTGCTAAAGAACAAGGCATGAAAGATAACAAAATCTTTTTCCCTGCTGTAGAGCAAGTTGAAATTGAGTTTGCAGATCCGTTTGCGTCAACCATCAAAGATTCAACTAAGGAAGACTAAGAATGTCAGATAAAGCCATCGATCAGAAGTTATCCAAGTTTGAAGAAGTAGAAGAAACAGCTAAGGATAAAGACCTAATTGAATTCGTTCTCGCCCACTGCGACGAATGGAGAAACCACCGAGACACTAACTACCTTCCTTACTGGGATGAGTATGAGCGTATGTTCCGTGGTATCTGGGCTGCTGAAGACAAGATGCGTGAGTCAGAGCGTTCACGTTTAGTTACTCCAGCTATGCAACAAGCTATCGAAGCTAAGCAAGCTGAAATTTCAGAAGCTGTGTTTGGACGTGGTGAGTGGTTTGATATTGCTGACGATGTACAAGATCAAGATCCAATGGACATTGCCTTGACACGTACACAGATGCACGAAGACTTTAAACGTAGTCGCATCAAGAAAGCAGTTGATGATGTTATCCTGTTAGCTGAGCTATATGGTACAGGTATTGGTGAAATCGTTGTTAACGAAGAGACTGTATTGTCTCCTGCAACACAGCCTATCCCCGGCGCTACCGTAGCTGCTATTGGTGTAATGGAGAAGAAGCAGTTCATGGTTGGTTTAAATGCTATCAACCCACGTAACTTCTTGATCGACCCTAATGCACTGACTGTCGAAGATTCTCTTGGTGTAGCTATTGAAGAATATATGTCTTACTACACTATTGTAGAAGGCATTGAGAATAAGATTTATCGTAAAGTAGCAATCTCCCCTAGCTATCGTTCTACAGACTTAGAGCGTACACAGGAAGAGTCTCCTTCACGTATTGATAAGCTGCCTGTACTACGTTGGTACGGTAAAGTTCCACGTGCTATGCTTGAAGGTTTAGAAAAAGGTGAGAAGCCTGCAGTTCTATTCCCTGAAGACTCTGCACCTGCTGAGTACAGCGACATGGTTGAAGCAGTTATTGTTATTGCTGACAACCAGTATCTCCTCAAAGCTGAGGAAAGCCCTTACATGATGAAAGATCGTCCTGTAGTAGCTTACCAAGCTGACTCTATGCCGGGTCGTTTCTGGGGTCGTGGTACAACTGAGAAGGGCTACAATATGCAGAAGGCACTTGATGCCCAAATGCGTAGCCACTTAGATTCATTAGCATTGACTACAGCACCAATGATGGCTATGGACGCAACCCGTCTACCACGTGGTGCTAAGTATGAAGTACGTCCCGGTAAGAATTTCTTGGTGAACGGTAATCCAGCAGAGATTATGATGCCGTTTAAGTTCGGTTCTACCGACACCGGCAATATGCAGACCGCCCAGACATTCCAACAGATGCTATTACAAGCAACTGGTACATTGGATAGCTCCCAAATGCCATCACAAGTGGCAGGCGGAGAAGCTTCTGGTGCTGGTTTGTCTATGGCTTTGTCAGGTTTGATGAAGAAAAACAAACGTGCATTGATCAATTTCCAAGAAGATTTCTTAATTCCATTCATTACCAAGTCTGCTTATCGCTTTATGCAGTTCGATCCTGAGCGTTATCCCGTTCAAGACTTCAAATTCATGCCTATTTCTACCCTTGGAATGGTTGCACGTGAGTATGAACAGCAACAAATGATTGGTTTAATGCAGACTTTAGGACCACAAAGCCCTATTACTCCTGTATTACTCCAAGGAATCATCCAATCTAGCAGCTTATCTAACCGTGATGCTATCGTAGCTCAACTACAACAGATGTCACAGCCTGATCCAGCACAAGCTCAGATGGCTCAACAGGCAGCTCAGATGGATATGGACCTCAAAGGCTCACAAATTGAGTATTACAACTCTTCTGCAGAGAAGAATCGTGCTGATGCTCAGAAGAAGACTGTTGAAGCTCAGATTATGCCTCAAGAAGCTGAAGCTAAGATGATTGGTAACATCTCTCGTGGTTCTAGTGACACTAATGACTTCGATAAACGAGTCAAAGTAGCTGAACTAGCACTAAAAGAAGAATCAATCAAGTCTGGTGAACGTATTACTGCTATGCAAATGGCTGGTAAGCAACAGAAACAATAAAAAAAGCAGAAAAAGCTCTTGACAAATGACAAAATTTAGTGTATAATAGAAGTTAAAGCAACATTTGTTGACTGGTTTTAGGCTAGGGTAGCTCCTGAAAAGAAAGTTCCTCACTTTCCTGCCTAAATTATTCTTGAGGGTTAGTGAGGACTGACATGGAAGTAAAGCATTGCGCTATTTGTAAGCAAGATAAACCGATATTAGAGTTTAGCTCAAATGTTCGGTACAAAGACGGTTTTTATAAGCATTGTAAGAAGTGTCATTATAGTTATTACGGGCGAAACGCACATTTTAAGCGAACCTACGGAATAACTGAAGACCAATACAATGCTGAGGTATTAAAGCTTGACAATAAATGTCAGGTATGTGACACAGAAGCCATAAACTCTCATAAGTGGGGTCGGTTAGTAGTTGATCATTGTCATGATACAGGAAACATAAGAGGTTATCTCTGTCAACCCTGTAACGTGGCTTTAGGAAGTGCTAGAGATAATCCAGATATTTTGAGAAGGCTTGCGAATTATTTGGAGAAAAACAATGGCAATAGCTAGAGAACTACAAGACTACTATGAGAGCCGCTTTGAAATGATGGCTACTCCGGGATGGCAAGACCTCCTAGAGGATTTAGAAATCATGATTAAAGCTACAGATACGTTAGCTGGAATCGATTCAGAGCAGCAGTTGTACTTCAAAAAAGGTGAGATGTCAATCCTTAACTGGATCAAGAACCTTAGAGATGCAAGTGCTGAAGTTTATGACCAACTCCAAGCGGACGAAGAAGATGCCGAGACGCTTGTTTGAGTTTAAGTGTGAAAAGAACCATATCACGGAGCAGTTCGTCGATGAGACGATTAAAACTTCTCCGTGTCGTGAGTGTGACGAGATAGCAACTCGTATCATCTCCCCCACTGGGATCTATTTAGAACCTTTTAGTGGGCAGTATACAGCAGCGTATGACCGCTGGACACGTGTGAGATCTGAGAAGATGGCACAGGAGAAGAAAAAAAATGCTAACAACGGTTCATAAGTAGTGACGTTACTACCGAACCATTTTTAAAACATCCTACAATCTTTACGACAGGAGACATGATGGCTGAAATCATTGAAGTGCAAGACGACCACGAAGGTACAAGCGATTTACCTAGTAGCCAACAACAAGAACCTACTGCTCAAGCAGAAGACAACTCTTTACAAGTAGCTAACACTGAAGCAGTTCCCGAAAAGTATAAAGGTAAAACTTTAGACGAGATCGTGAAGATGCACCAAGAGGCTGAAAAGCTAATTGGAAGGCAAGCTCAGGAAGTAGGTGAAGTTCGTAAGTTAGCCGACGAATTAATCAAGCAACAACTCAATACCAACAAGCAAGACACGCAGCCACGTGCCGAAGATAACGAGATAGATTACTTTGCTGACCCCGATAAGGCAGTAAATCATGCAGTAGAAAACAATCCAGTTGTTCGTCAGTTACGTGAACAGCAGGAAGCTCAGGTTAGACAACAAGCTGCATCGCAGTTACAGTCTAAGTTCCCGAACTTCCAAGAGATTGTCGCTTCTGATGATTTCGCTAATTGGATCAAGACTTCTAAAGTACGCTTAGATTTGTTTGCGAAAGCTAACAATTATGACTACGATTCAGCAGAAGAGTTGCTAGATACTTATACACAGCTTCGTGGTGTTAAGGCTCAACAAGCAGACGATGCGCTGAAACAAGGTGAGAATGTTAAACGTAACCAGACATTGAAAGCCGCTGCTGTTCAGAAGGGTGGTACAGGGGAAGTAGGCAAACCTATTTATAGACGTGTCGATTTAATTCGTTTAAGAATGCAAGACCCAGAGAGATACAATGCCATGCAAGATGATATTATGGCAGCGTATAACGAAGGTCGAGTAAAATAATTTTATTTAATTTAGGAGATTTTAAAAATGGCTTTTGGTGATAACAATCAAACAGTAACAACAGCGAATAAGTTCATTCCAGAAATTTGGAGTGACGAGGTCGTAGCAACATACAAAAAGAACTTGGTTCTTGCAAACCTCATCAAGAAAATGTCTTTCAAAGGCAAAAAAGGTGACTCACTGCATATTCCAAAACCGGGTCGTGGCAATGCAAACGCTAAGACTGCAGCTACTCAAGTAACATTGAACGTAGACACAGCAACTGAAGTTGTAGTATCTATCGACCAACATTGGGAATATTCAATCTTGATCGAAGACATCGTAGAAGCTCAAGCTTTGGCTTCTATGCGTCAATTCTACACTGATGATGCTGGTTACGCTTTGGCTCGTAAGGTTGACAGCAAGTTGATCGAACTAGGTCGTGCTGTTCAAGGTGGCGGTGGTACTGCTGCTTACAGCGGTGCTTTCTCTGGTGCTGACGGTACAACTGCTTATGTTGCTGCTGCTAACACTGGTGTTGGCGCTTTGACTGATGCTGCTATCCGTCGTTCTATCCAGCGTTTGGATGACCAAGACGTTCCAATGGATGGTCGTTTCTTGATCGTTCCACCTTCAACACGTAACACATTGATGGGTATTGACCGCTTTACTGAGCAAGCTTTCGTTGGCGAAGCCGGTTCTTCAAATACCATCCGTAACGGTGAAATTGGTAACGTATACGGTGTTCCTGTTTTCGTATCTAGCAATGCTGATACAACTACTGGTTCTACAGCTACTCGTGTTTGCTTGCTTGGTCATCGTGACTTCGCAGTATTAGCAGAGCAAATGGCTGTTCGTTCACAAACTCAATACAAGCAAGAGTGGCTCGGTACATTGTTTACCGCTGACACATTGTTTGGTGTTTCAGAGTTGCGTGACGGTGCTGCCGTAGCAATCGCTGTTCCAGCCTAATACCTAGAAACTAGGTTCTGCCCTGCAGTAGATGTGGGGCAGTTTCTTTAAGGGGTCTTTGTAGACTCTTTAAATAAACTGTAGGAGACAAAATGGCGCAATTTAAGTGCAAACTATCTGGAACTCAAATTACTGTTGACAACGATTGGGATATTAAGACTATGCGTCGTCATCCTGAATACGATGAAATTGTAGAAGAAGTAAAACCTAAAGTTGAACCTGTAGTAGTTAAGAAAGTAGTTTCTAAATCTAAAGAGGTTTAATTGAAACATTGCTGGAAGTGTTCTACAACAAAACCAAAATTAGCGTTTGGTGTTAATTCTTATAAGAAAGACGGACTTGCTTCTGAGTGCCGTGATTGTAAAAGAAGCACGGATCGAGAATACGCTGCTAAAAACAGAGAAGCTGCAAAACAACGAGCTAATCAGTGGTATCAAGATAATAAAGAATATGCTTTAGAAAAACACAAAGAATATTCAAAGCAGTGGAAACAAGATAATAAAGATAAGCATTGTTCTTATGAAGGTAAACGAAGAGCTAAAAAACTCCAAGCTACACCTTTATGGCTAACAACAGAACATTACATTGAAATTGAATCTATTTATAAATTAGCTGCAATACAACAAAAAACAACCAGCATCAAACACCATGTAGATCACATAGTGCCGTTGCAAGGTAAAACAGTATGTGGTTTACACGTTCCTTGGAATTTACAAGTTTTAACAGCTAGTCAAAACTGCTCCAAGTCTAATAAGTTTGAGGAAGGTAGGGTAAAATCATAGGAATATATAGAGGACCCGGTGGTGTTGGTGATGCAGTCAATGATGCAGCTTCCGAAGCCTCTGCAACCGTCATTGCTCGTGATGAAGCTGTTGCTGCTAAGAATGCTGCAGAAGCTGCTAAGATTGCAGCACAACTAGCTGAAACAAACGCTGAAACTGCTGAAGCAGCCGCAGAAGCTGCTCAAGCTGCTGCCGAAGCCGTAGCTACTGACTTATCTGATGACATCGCTGCTGCTCTAGCGGCTCAAGTCGCTGCTGAGGCTGCACGTGACGCTGCTTTGGTGGCAGAAACCAACGCAGAGACAGCAGAGACTAACGCAGAAACTGCTGCGGCAACAGCAACTACACAGGCATCTAATGCAAGCACCTCAGCATCTACAGCAAGCACAGCAGCAACTAACGCAAGCAACTCAGCAAGCGCAGCAAGCACTTCAGCAACAAACGCTGCAAGCAGTGCATCAAGTGCTTCCACATCTGCTACCAATGCAAGCAACTCCGCTACATCCGCTGCAGGATCAGCTACTTCAGCATCTGCTTCAGCCTCTAGCGCCAGTACTTCTGAGACTAATGCAGCCGCTTCCGCTACCAGCGCATCCGGTTCAGCAACTACAGCAACTACTCAAGCAGGAATAGCAACAACACAAGCAACTAATGCAGCAAGTTCTGCATCGGCTGCTTCTACGTCTGCTTCTAATGCTTCTACGTCAGCCACTAACGCTGCCTCTAGCGCAACAAGTGCTTCGGGTTCAGCTTCTAGTGCATCAACCTCAGCAACAAACGCTGCTTCTTCAGCAACAGCCGCTGCAGGTTCTGCAACAGACGCTGCTGTAAGTGCCGCTGCCGCTGCTGCGGTAATCCCAACTCAAACAGGTAATAATGGTAAGTATTTAAAGACTAACGGAACAAGTACATCTTGGGACGCTTTAGATATTTCTACTGCTGATGTAAGCGGTACTTTACCGATTGCTAATGGTGGTACAAACAGTACAGCTACACCAACATTAGGCGGTGCGGTTTACGGAACTGGTTCTGCTTATGCTATTACAGCAGCAGGAACATCTGGACAGATTCTAACGTCTAACGGCTCTGCTGCTCCAACATGGCAAGCTGCTCCAGTAAGTCTTCCATCACAGACTGGTAATAACGGTAAGTATTTAACAACTGACGGTTCAACTGCATCATGGGCGACTGTCGCTGCAGGAGCTGCGTTAAGTAATGACACCAGTACAAGTAGCAATCTGTATCCTTTGTTTGCAGCAGCAACAAGTGGCGTACCAACAACAATTTATACAAGCAATAGCAAGTATTTATACAAACCTTCTACTGGAGACTTACAAGCCCCTGCAATGAACGCTGGTGTGTTTGTAACAAACCAAGTAACATCTAGTTATACTATCCCAACCGGAAGCAATGCTATGGTTGTCGGTCTAAACGTAGCTGCTGGAGCGACTTTAACAGTCCCTGCTGGTAGCAGATTGGTGATTCTATGAGTAATGCAGTATTTGCTGGAGATACCAGCGGTTCTATTACAATTCAAGCACCTGCGGTAGCCGGTACTAATACATTAACTTTACCTGCAGCGACAGGTACTTTAGCTTTAACTTCGCAAATTCCTTCTGTAGTTTCAGGTCCAGTTTTTAATGCTTATCAAAGTTCTGCTCAGACAGTATCTTCAAACACTCAAACTTTAATTCAGTTTCAAACAAAAGAATTTGATACAGCATCTGCATTTAATGCAACAGGAAGCACTGTAGGAACTGCTCCTGCTTATTCGTTTAATCCGCAAGTTGCAGGATATTATCAAATTAATGCAGCAACTTCAAACGCAGTGTCAGGAACAAGTATGCGTTTGACATTCTTTAAAAACGGCTCACAGTATAAGATTTGTTTTGATAATCTTGGAAGCAATACAATGAATGCCGTTAGTGGATCAACAGTGGTGTATTGTAATGGATCTACAGATTATATTCAAGTTTATGCATATTGGGGTGTAGGGCAAGCTATGAGTGCGTCTAATTTACAAACATGGTTCAACGGTTGTTATTTAAGAGGTGCATAATGGATTTGTATACAAAAATAATTACAATCTATCCGCAGTTAACGTATGTTGATTTTATGCCTGAATTAGGTACAATCTTACTTCAAAACGATGGACAAGGTGACTATATTGCATCTTGGACAAACGAGTTGCCTAAACCGACTCAAGAACAATTGGATGCGATTAACTAATGGCTACAATAATCTCAGCAGGAACTACAACTGGAACAGCTTTAAACGTAACTCCTGATACGTCAGGTAATCTAGCGTTTCAGACCGGAGCAGGCGCTAATACAATCACTGTTCCAAACACTACAGGAACGCTTGCATTAACTTCTCAGTTAGGAAGCACCGCAGAACCAACTATCACAAAATACACAAGCGGTAGTGGTACATATACTACTCCCACAGGTGCTAAGTATTTAATTGTTGAAATGGTTGGAGCCGGTGGTGGCGGTGGCGGTGGCGGTAATACAGGATCAAACGGCTCAGCTGGTGGTTCTACAACTTTTGGCAGTAATACCTGTAACGGCGGTTCAGGTGGTGAAGGATCTACTTCATGGGCTGCAGCATCAGGTGGCGCTGGTGGCGGTACTACTTTAAGTACAGGAACTGCAATTTGGCAGTCTAACGGCTCAAAAGGAAGTGCTGGTATTGCAATTACTAACACAGTAAATCAATGGAACTTTTCCGTTCCTAGTGGTCTTGGTGGAGGAACTCCTTTAGGACAGGGCGGAGCCTACGTCCAGTATCAAGGTGGAGGAGTTAATCCTGTTGCAAACAGTGGTGCAGGAGCTTCAGGCGGAGGACCCGGATATGGTACAACAGCCGCTGCAGGCGGTGCTGGTGGTGGCGGTGGTGGATATATTAAATATTTAATTACAACTCCAGCAAGCACCTATTCGTATGCTATTGGCTCTGGTGGGTCAGGCGGATCTGGTAATTACTCTAATGGAGGCACAGGTGCTTCTGGTTACGTTTGTGTTATAGCTTATTTTTAAGGAAAATATGAAATACGCAATTATTAATGGAACTGATGTTGTCAACTCAATAGAGTATGACACACAACCTAGCAACCCACCTCCGGGTTTTGAAAGTCCTATTATTGCTGTACAAAACAATGAAGCAGGACCGGGTTGGAAGTATGTTCAAGGGCAGTTTGTTGCTCCAGTGGTTCCAGACCCAACAGAGGAAGAATTACTTCATAAATGTAAAGCTATAGCAACAGGTATGCTATCTCTTACAGATTGGACAGTCGCTTCTGATGTTGGAGATCCTGCTTTATCAAGTCCGTATTTAATCAATAAATCTGAATTTATTACATACAGAAATATTGTTCGTGGGTTTGCAATACACCCTGTAACTGATCCTGTATTTCCTGTACAACCAACTGAACAATGGAGTTCTTAAATGGCACACTACGCTAAAGTTTTATCAACCGACAATTCAACAAAGTTTTATGTACAAGAAGTCATCGTCGCTGACGCTGAGTTTGTAAGTACACTTCCGGGTCTTTGGAAGCAAACTTCTTACAACACACGTGGTAACGTACACTACGGCGCTGACGGTGAACCTGATGGCGGTGTAGCTCTACGTGGTAACTATGCAGGTGTTGGTTACACATACGACATTGCTAACGATGTCTTCTATGCACCTAAACCTTTTCCATCATGGACATTAAATGAGTCTACTTGGACTTGGGAAGCACCAACACCAATGCCAACTGAAGGCGGTCCTTATGTTTGGGACGAAGCTACATTGTCTTGGGTTGCTATTTCAATCCCAGCTTAATTAAAGGATTACCATGTCGGTAATTATTGATGGTACTTACGGTATCACACCTGCTCAGTGGACTACTGCAAATAGACCTGCGTCTCCTTCTTTAGGACAATCAGGATATAACACTACTCTAAATAACTTTGAAATTTGGAGTGGTGTAGCATGGACTGCGTTAACATCACAAACATATAGTGTAAATTATTTAGTTGTGGCTGGAGGCGGCGGAGGCGGTACTGGATATGCTGGAGGCGGAGGTGGCGGTGGTTTTTTAACCAATAGTACTACGCTTACGGGTGGAACATCGTATTCAATCACTGTAGGAGCTGGAGGAGCAGGGTCGTCAAGTGCTGCTACACCGAATCGTGCAACAAGTGGTTCAAATTCATCATTGTCTTCTGTTGCAATATCAACAGGTGGCGGTGGAGGCGCTGGTTTTGGAAGCGATCCGGGCTATAACGGAGGATCTGGCGGAGGCGGTGTTCAAGGAGGAGCCGGAGGAACCGGAGTGTCTGGACAAGGTTTTGCTGGTGGATCAGGAAATGCATCTGGACCAAACTATGGTGGTGGTGGCGGAGGTGGCGCCAGTGCAGCAGGTACAAACGGAACAAGTACGACTGGAGGAGCCGGAGGAACCGGAGCATCTTCTACACTTTCTGGATCTTCAGTAACCTATTCTGGCGGCGGTGGCGGTGGTACTTATAATGGAGGTACACCGGGATCTGGTGGTTCAGGTGGTGGTGGAGCAGGAACTGCTTTAACAGGCGCTGGTGTTTCTGGAACAAATAATACTGGAGGCGGCGGCGGCGGTTCAGGAGGCTATCCAACGTATTCTGCTGGTGGTAATGGTGGTTCAGGTATTGTGATTATTTCTTATACAGGCGCTCAACGAGGCACTGGCGGAACTATCACAACGGGTGGCGGAAATACAATCCACACATTCACTTCATCCGGAACGTACACCGCATAATCATGATAGATCACATCGAACGACTAGCCGTGATAGAGTCCAAAGTAGAAACTCTCGAAGACAATCACAAAGAACTTCTAAGACTCATGCACGAGATTAAAGATGAGATGACTCGTTACAAAGGATTCTTAGGTGGTATTGCTTTCCTAACTTCTGGTGTAGTCGTCTTCTTAACCTTATTTAAAGATTGGCTTGTTAAACACCTATGAAACTATTATCTATCGGTAAGAACCTCACAGCAGGTGTTGAGACAATTGTTTATACAGTCCCTGAAGGCTATCAAGCTACTTGGAACTTAATGTACATACACAATGGCGGTGGTAACACTAAGTCATTAACTATTGAATGGCAAGACACAGCCGCTGGTGCTGATATTGTTATCTTACAAGATAGACCTTTTCCGTCTAAAGAGTACTTCCAGTTTAATGGTTATGGCTCTGGTATTGTTTTACGTGAACGTGATAAGATCAAAATGACACCTGAAGCAGGGTCTGCGTTCAGCATGGTTTGTACAGTTATATTGGAGAAAGCACAAGCATGAACAAGAAACAAACAGCTAAAGTTGGTAAAGTCATGGGCGAGTATAAAGACAAGACTTTACACAGCGGTAAAGGTGGTCCAGTAGTTAAATCCCGTAAACAAGCTATTGCAATCGCCATGAGCGAAGCAAAGATGCCAATGAAGAAAGCAAAGAAATGAAACAAGGACTTTATTCAAACATCGCTGCTAAGAAGAAACGTATTGCTGCAGGCTCTGGCGAAAAGATGAACAAAGTTGGCAGCAAAGCTGCTCCTACAGCTAAAGACTTTAAAGATGCAGCTAAGACTGCTAAGAAGAAGACTACAGGGTATTAATGAAGCTGTATCACAACTGGAAAGACATCCTTCGTAAGTCGTGGTCTTTAAAGTTCATAGTATTAGCAGCAATCCTGACAGCCTGTGAAGCAATCCTTCCACTGTACTGGGATCAGTTTCCTAGAGATACGTTTGCAGCCTTAACCTTTGTTACTATTATTGCAGCGTCAATAGCTCGTTTAGTGGCTCAAAAAGATATATGAACGAAAAGATTAGACGTAACGCAGCTATCTTGTCAATTAGTGCTTTAACAGTAGTTGGTATTGCCTCACATGAAGGATTCCGTGAGAAGGCTTATAGAGACGTTACAGGGGTTCCTACGGTAGGATATGGAGAGACCAAGGGAGTTACAATGGACTCAACCACGACCCGTTTAGATGCCTTGATGAGGCTTGAGATAAGTGCAGGAGAACATGGTAAGGGAATGGTGCAATGCATTAAAGTTCCTATCTCCCAAGGCGAGTACGATGCTTATGTAAGTTTTACTTATAACGTCGGTGTAGGAGCTTTTTGTCGGTCTACGCTGGTGAAGAAGCTTAATAACAAGGACTACGACGGAGCCTGTAAAGAATTACTAAAGTGGACACAAGCAGGCGGTAAAGTATACCCCGGTCTAGTTAAGCGTAGACAACAAGAATATAACACCTGTATTGGAGACTAAATGGGTTGGTTACTAAGTGGCTTTAATGGTTTGATTGCACTAGCAGCAGCGGTAGCTATCGCCTTTGGTGGCGGTGCTTATATGGGATCTAAATATAGGACTAACTACTATGAAGCAAAGATTGCAAAAGATAAAGAAATGTATCAGCAAGCTCTGGCGGAAAGCAAAGCTAAATTTGACGATGCTACGGCTGAGTATTTTCAACAGATAAAACAGGAGCAAGCAAAGAATGCATACTACACTAAACAGGTCAAGAATCTCTACACTGTTGGCAGTCCTAACTGTAACGTCACTTATGGCTTTATCAGGCTGTACAACGACTCCGCCAGTGGTAGCTCCTCAGATCCCAAAAGCACTGACAACCTCACTTCCGAAGTTGACCTTGCTACCGTACTCACCACCGACATTGAAAACCACGGAAAGTACCGTGAAGCAGCAGCCCAAATAGAAGCTCTAAAAGCAGGAAATAGCAAATAAAATGCTTGACTTTTCAGCTCTTTTGTGGTAAAATATTAGCACCTATAAGGAAACCATGTCCTACACTTATATTCAACTTGTTAACGAAGTACTTGTTCGCTTACGTGAGCGTGAAGTTACTTCCGTTAATGATACAGCGTATTCTAAGCTAATCGGTAAGTTTGTCAATGACGCTAAACGTCAAGCCGAAGATGCTTACAACTGGAATGCTTTAAGCACAACTCTTACAGCAGACACTACTCCGGGAATCTTTAACTACGTGTTAGAAGGCTCTGGACAACGGTTCCGTATGATTGACGTTATCAACGATAGCTCCGATTATATTCTACAGAACGTAGCTACTTCGGAAATGGATCGTCTATTCTTAACCACATCGACAGATCGTGGTGAGCCTCGTTATTATAACTTTAATGGAACTAATACAAATGGTGACACGCAAGTCGATTTATATCCTATTCCTGATACTGCTTATAGTTTACGTTTTAACATAATCCGTCCACAGCCTCCACTGAACTTAAACAGTGATACATTATTAATTCCACATGAGCCAGTCATTTTTGGTGCTGTAGCTCGTGGAATGGCAGAGCGTGGTGAAGACGGTGGTATGGATTCTAATGCCATGTATGCATTGTATCAACAATCTCTTGGCGACGCTATTTCACTTGAATCAGGTCGTTATATCGAAGAAGCAGCTTGGATTGATGTCTAATGGCTGAACAGTTACTAACAGGTGCTATACAAGCTCCGGGATTCTCTGGATTAAACATCCAAGACTCCACGGTACAGCTTACCAGTGGCTTTGCTCTTGAAGCTTACAACTGTGTCATTGACCGATATGGTCGTATTGGCGCACGTAAGGGCTGGACTAAAGTAAATACAACTGCAGCCAGTACAGGTAGCTTTAGAGCTATCTTTGAGTTAGTTAAGAATGATGGCAATATTGTCGTTAGTGCAGCAAACAATAAACTGTATACTGGAACAACTACACTTACTGAGCAATCTGTTTATGGTACAAACTATAAATCAGGTGCTACATACACACAAACAGGAACAACTGTTACAGTAACTAAAACAGCTCACGGATACACTGCAGGACAGGTTGTTCATTTCAACGTATCTTCTGGGACTTTACTTGACGGTAATTACACTGTAGTTGCTCCTGCAACAGATACATTTACTGTTACGGCTGCGGTTTCTGCCACAACAAGTGGTTCTACATCTTTAGTGAATGTTATTCCTTATGCGATTACTGAGAACAACTGGCAGTTTACAGCAATGCCTTATCTTGGCGGTATTAACAGCTCTGCTCATATCATTGGTGTTCAGCGTAATCATGCTCCTTTAATCTATCATCGTTATGGTACAGACCACACTGATGAGTATGGTTTTCAGCGTTTAGGTGACTTAGCAGCATTACCGACAGGATATACGGTTGATACATTTAAGCCTTCTTGCTCCGTAACTGCCTTTGGTCGTTTATGGGTTGCAAACATCGGTACAGACGATCAGACAGTATACTTTAGTGATCTACAAGATCCTATTAACTTTACTACTGGTACTGCAGGTTACTTAGACGTAAGTCAAGTGATTCCTACAGGTGATGGTATTGTAGCTTTAGCATCGCATAATGGCTTCTTAGCTATCTTTTGTCATCGTCACATTATTCTTTATTCTAATCCTACAGACCCAACAGCATTAGCTGTACAAGATGTTATTAAAGGTGTTGGTTGTATTGCTCGTGATTCAGTAGCTTCTGTGGCTGGTACAGATAACTTATTCTTATCCGAGACAGGTGTTCAGTCTCTCCAGCGTCTCGTTGTAGAGAAGTCAATGCCATTTCGTGATATATCTAAGAATGTCCGTGATGAGTTGATTTCAAACGTAAACACTGAAGATGAAGACAACATTAAGGCTGTGTACTATGCACCGGATGCATTCTATCTGTTAACATTACCAACAACAGGCTTTACCTACTGTTTTGATACTCGTGGACAGTTAGAGAACGGAGCTGCTAGAGCAACGGTGTGGAGAAACATTAATCCTACAGCATTCTGTGTTACAGAATCTCGTGAGTTGTTTATCGGTAAACCGGGCTACATTGGAGTATACGAAGAATATGCAGACAACACAGTACCTTATCGCTTTAGTTATTACACTAACTATTTTGACATGGACAGCCCAACAACAATTAAGATCCTTAAAAAGGTCGGTGTTGTAGCCATTGGTGGTCGTGGTCAAAACTTAGCAGTTAAATGGGCTTTTGATTATACTGGTAATCACGATAGTCAAACCATTGCATTATCTTCAGGCGGTGTTGCTGAATACGGTGTTGGTGAATACGGTATAGCAGAATATAGTAGTGGAATTTCATTAGACTCAGTAAAGTTCAACGCAACTGGTACTGGTAAAGTCGTTCAACTAGGATTTGAGTGTGACATTAACGGATCACCGTTATCCATTCAAAAGATCGACTTAGCATTAAAACAAGGTAAGAACCTTTAAGGACTAACATGAGTGATTATTTAAAATCGACTAACTTTGCAACAAAAGATTCCTTACCAAGCGGTAACGCAGGTAAGATTGTAAAAGGTACTGAGATTGACAATGAGTTTAACGCTATTGCTGATGCAGTAGAGTCTAAAGCTGATTTGTTAAATCCAGTATTTTCAGGTCTATTAACAACAGATACTTTAACCACAGGCGGTGCTGCTAACGTAGGTGGTACTTTAGCTGTAGCTGGTACTTTGTCTGCTGCAGAAGACATACAGTTTACTGGTACAGGTCGTGTTAAAGTTCCATCAGGAACTACAGCACAACGTCCTGCTTCTCCTTCAGTTGGTTCATTACGTTTTAACACTACATTAGGTTTCTTAGAAAACTATAACGGTACTGAGTGGAGATTAGTGTCTCCTGATCCTACTCCTGCTCAAGTATCAGATCAGTTAAATACTTCTACAGGTTACTTCCAAGTTCCTAAAGGAACAGACGCACAACGTCCAGTAACACCGATGAATGGTTTGATTCGTTATAACTCTACTCAGGGTTTCTACGAGTGCTATGTCGGAACTGCTTGGCATCGCTTTGTTACTGTTAACCAAGGTGCTTATACATTGTATTATGTACTCGTCGGCGGCGGTGCTGGTGTTCAAGGCGCAGGTGCAGCACGAGGAGGCGGCGGTGCTGGTCAAGTATTAGAAAACTCTGTTCCAACAAATATTGGTACATCATTTACAATTACTGTTGCAGCAGGCGGCGCTCCCGGATCTGCTGGAGGTACAACAACTTTATCTGGTGTAACCAGTGCTGTAGGTGGTGGTTCTACAACAGGCGGTAGTGGCGGTACATCAGGTAATGGTTATGGCGGCGGTGGTCCATTCATGGGCGAAGGCGGTGTGCAAACTTCCGGAGGCGGTGGTGGTGCTGGACAGGCTGGCGGTAACGGTACGGAAGGTTTAGGCGGTACAGGTGGTAACGGTGTTGCTACTAACATTACTGGTACAAGCACATATCACGGCGGTGGCGGCGCAGGTGGCGGTCAGTTTGGTGCGTCAAGCGCTGGCTTAGGCGGTGGCGGTGCGGCAGCTACTGCAGGTAGTGCTAATACCGGAGGCGGCGGTGGAGGTACATACGGAAGTCAAACATCTTCAGGTGGTTCAGGTAAAGTTGTTATCAAGATGTTGACTGACTACTACAGCGGAACTTACACAGGTACTCCAACAATCTCCACAATTGGTAGCTATACTTGTTTAACTTACACGTCTTCAGGTACGTACACCGCTTAATGAATACTGTAAAAGAACTAGCTCAAGTACACAAAGGTCAATTCGCTATTGACTTAGGAACTCAGCATCATTTCTCTAGCGGTGTTTACGCTAAGCAGATGCACCTTCCTAAAGGTTATATGGCGATTAGTCATCAACATAACTATGATCACCTTAGTATACTAGCAAGTGGTAAAGTTATTGTGAAGACAGATGACGGTGAGCAAGAGTATACAGCTCCAGTAGCTATTACGATTGCTAAACACAAGAATCATGCTATCACAGCATTAGAAGACGCTGTTTGGTTTTGCATTCATGCAACAGACGAAACAGATACAGACAAAGTAGATGAAGTTATTATAATGAAAGAAGAGGCTTAATATGCCGTTTAAAGCAATTATAGGTCCAGTCATGAGTCTAACTGGCGGTCTTATTCAAGGAAGTAGGTCTGCAGACGCAGCAGGACAGCAAGCAAAAGCTTATCGTGACGCTGCTACAAACGCTTCCAACTTAGCCCAGTTTAGACCTGTAGGTACGACTACTAACTTTGGTACGTCTAACTACACTTACGATCCTAATACAGGTCGATTGACTTCTGCTGGTTACTCTTTAAGTCCTCAGTTACAGGGCTTACAAAGTGGCTTAATGGGCGCTGCATCAAGTTATAATTATCAGCCTGATGTTGGTTTTGTTAACGGTATTCGTGAGAATTCTCTTGCTGGTATGCGTATGGCAATGCAACAAGCGCCAAATGCATTCAATGCTGGTAATCAATTATATGCACGTTCACAAGAACTCTACCCACAAGCTGGCTTAGCTTACGGTCAAGGTCAGTCTTTATTCGGTCAAGGTACTGCAGTAGCAGGACAGGCTCCTGAGTTATTTAGTCGTGCTGCTGATCTGTACAGTACAGGCGCTAGTTATTTAGGTTCTGCACCACAGGCTGAAGCAGATTACATGGCTCGTACAAGTGCCGCACTGGCTCCTAGAGATGAACAAAATCTTGCGGTATTACGTAATAGAATTTATCAAACAGGTCGTGCTGGTTTAGCCACAGGCGGTACTACTGCTGGTGGAATGCTTGCTTCTAATCCTGAATTATCTGCCTACTATAACTCATTGGCTCAGCGTGATCTTGACATGGCTACTAAAGCTCAGGCTGAAGGTCGTGCTAATGTTACTCTCGGTGGTAATCTATATGGTCAGGGCGCTCAACTTGGAACCGCTGGGGCAGGTATTGCAGGTACTGGCGCTCAGATTCAAGGTGTTGGCGGTCAGTTATTTAATGTTGGTGCTAATCAGTACCAGACAGCCGGTGGTTTGGTTGGTGTTGGTAATCAATCTCTTGCTACAGGCGGTGGCTTATTAGAGACATCGTCCAAATTAGGGACAAACGCAATTAATCAAGAACTTGGTAAATATTCAATTCAGAATGCTGCTCTCAATACTTTAGGTAACTATTTAACACAGTCTAAAGCTGTTGAAGAAATGGGAATGCAGCCTTATAGAATGAGTAATGAGTTAGCTGGTAACGTGGCGAACGCAGGTGCTAATCAAGGCAGATTCATAATGTCTGGTGAGACTTCAGCAGCTCCGTTGTCGTATGCTAATGCATCATACAGCCCAACAGGTCAGTTTTTCTCATCAGCAGGAAGTCAATTAAGTGGTGGTGGAGCAACTAACCAAGGAAGCACACTAAATACTTGGTTTAATAACTTTATTCGTCAATCGAACCAGTCTTCTCCGGGCTTTACTGGTCCATCTTATATACCTTCTAATTAAGGACTAGCTATGGCTGATATTATTCAAGGAATGTTTGGCGCTTCACCTAGCCAAATCATGCAAGATAGAAACGCAGTAGGTTACGCACAGGACTTAAAAGCTGTGCAGTTAGACCCGATGCAACAAGCTAACTTAGCAATACGTCAGGGTGGTCGTGGTATTGCTCAGAATGCTATTGCGCCTCTACTGGGCATCGAAGACCCAGAGTTAAAGAAAGCTCAGATGGCTCAGCAGTTAGCCGCTAACTTTGACACTACAAGTCCTGAAGGTTTAACGCAATATGCTCAAGCCTTAGCACAAAACGGCATGCCTGAGTTTGCTCAGATTGCTGTTACTAGAGCGCAAGAGCTACAGACTAAAGGTCTTGGTATTCAACAGTCTCAACTTAATATTAAGAAGACTGAACAAGCTACTAACCGTGAAGAACAGTTACGTGCAGCATTATCTGAATTACCTGTTGATGCAACTGAAGAAGATTACCTAAAAGTATATCGTCAGTTTGGTTCACCTGATCAACAAGCACGTATTATTGAAGCTAGTATCAATGCTAGAAATAAACTAGGTGCTGCTCAGAATAAACCACTTCCAGCTAGTCTGCAAAAGAGTGAAGATCAAGACTTAGTAGCAATTGATAACTACAAAGCTCAGTCTGAAGCATTACAACCTTCTATTACAGCTCTTACACAAGATGAAAAAGGTGCTAGAAAGCTTAACCTTGATCCAGTTAGTATTGCAAAGTATATTAGTCGTAATGCTATAGGTGAGTCCACACCAGAAAGTAGAGCATACGCTGGTTTAAAATCTGCTGTTGATACTGCAGTTAACTTACAAGTTAGTGCTGAAAAAGGTGTACAGACAGATAAAGACGTACTGCGTTTTGCTAATGCTTTAATTGCAGCATACGGACGTAATGACTCTGAAGCTACATTAGAGGCATTGAAAAAGTATAACGCTTCCATTGAAACAGCTAAAACACGTACAGAAAACAGACTTGAATCCAGAAGAACTTCCCAAGGAGTTTCTCCTTATTATGTAGAAGGACGTGATTCTACTAAATCTTCTGCTCCGCTAGGAACAGCTGCTAATCCTATTGTTTTGAAATAAAGGAAGTATATGCCGGTATATCAATACGACGGACAGCATTACGATCTTCCTGAAGGTTTGTCGAATGAACAAGCAATTGCAAAGATTAAATCTCATTTAGGTCAACCTACTACCGCAACACCAAGCACTCCAGCAGTTACAACTGAACAACCGAAACGGTCAATGGCAGAAGAAGCAGTTCGTCAAGTTGGTTTAACTGGAAGAGCTGCTTATGAGGCATTTACATCTCCTGCAACAGCCGTACTAGAAGGAATAAGCGGTGCTTACAATCTAGGAGCAAAAGCACTAGGTTCTGAAAGCCGGATGCCTTCTTTTGCAGGCGAACAAAGTAAAATGTTAAGTAGTGTATTACCGACCCCAGAGAACGCAACTGAACGTGCTGTACAGTCCGGTGTTCAAGCAATGACAAGCACTGCAGGACTAGCTAAAGCAGCTCCTAATGTGGCTGCGCTATCTGCTGATATGGCTCGTCAAATACCCGTGGCTGGAATCTCTGGATTAGCTGCACAGCCTGCTGCTGAGTTTGTTAAAGATGCTACAGGTAGCGACTTAGCTGCAACTATTGCAGGTATTGGTGTAGGTACTATTACGGCTGCAGGTGCAGGAAAAGCACTGGCTGGATTAGAGACAGGTAAACAGCCTATCTACACAATGAAACAAGTTAAAGAACGTGCAGCTCAGTCTTATACTGCCGTTGATAATGCAGGTGTTACTTTAAAACCTGATAGTGTAAGAGGAATGATTACTAACATCAGACAAGGATTAGACGATGCTAGGATGGTTCCCGGTACAGATCAAGCAGACGCAGTGACACTTCGTTTAGCAGAGATGGAAAAAGTATTAGGCAACAACAAAGAACTATCTTTTTCTTCTTTAGATAAAATGCGTTCTATGTTAAACGATTTAAAAGGTAGTTCAGATCGAGATATTAGTCGACTAGGTAATGTCGCTGTAAGTAAAGTTGATGATTACATTAGTAATTTAGGTGCTGGCGATATTATTGCCGGTAAAGAAGGTATTAATCAAGCTGTTAAAACTATCATGGCAGCTCGTAAAGACTGGCGCAATGCAAGTCGTGCTGAGATGCTTGATGATGCATTAAATACTGCTGAAGCACGTGCGTTGGACCCTAAAGCGTCTGAAAGTGAACTTATCCGTCGTGGTTTTATTAACATTGCTGCAAACAAAGATAAATTAAAACTGTTTAATGAGACAGAGCAGAATGTAATTAAATCTGTTGCTAAAGGCGGTACGTTAGATCCGTTATTGAGTATTGCTGCTAGATTTAGTCCGTTACGTTCACAGTTAGCAGCCGCAGGCGGAGCAGCAGTCTATACACAATCCCCAACAGCAGCTATAGCGTTGTCTGGTGGCGGTTTAGCTGCAGATTTGACACAAGGCTTCTTACGCAGTAGAGCAGCAAAGTCTGCCATTAACAGAATTGCATCTGGAGCGCAACCTGACGCACCAAACCTTGCTTATCGTGGCTTACTAAGCGAGACATTAAATCCACCGACGTTGCAACCAGAGTCTCAAACAGGTTTGATGAATGCTCCTGTGGAACCAGTATCTGAGTCTACCAGAAAAGCTGTATCAGATTCAGTTCCTGAAGTAAGGATCAAACCAGCTACTCGTTTTGATACACAACATCCAATTGCTCAGAAAATAGCTCAAGAAGCTGATAGACAAGGCTTAGGAGAGTTTAAAGATATTCTAATGCGTCAAGCATACCAAGAGTCTCGTTTTGATCCTATGGCTCGTTCTAAGAAGAACGCTCGTGGTATTATGCAGATTGTCCCCGGAACAGCTAGAGATTTAGGTCTCAAAGACCCTTATAATCCTGATGAAAACATCCGTGCTGGTGTAGAGTACATGGGTCAACTTCTGAAGCGTTATAATTATGATGTTAAGAAAGCCCTTGCAGCCTATAACTATGGCATGGGTCGTGTAGATAAACAAGGACTTACTAGACTTCCTAAAGAAACTAGAGATTATCTAAATAAAATATTACAAGAGTAACAAAAAAGCCCCGATTAAGGGGCTTTCTCTTTATCGCAATACTACCTCACCGTCATCATCGTCATCGTGCGGTGTACTCATCATGATCCTCACGAATCCTAAGTCCACAGCCCAATGTGATTCATCATCCCAATCTGGGACATACTCGAAACCAATCGAGAAGCCACAGATCAGGTGAAAGTCGAAGTATCTCATATTTCACATCCTCCAGCGGTGCAAGACAGAGTCTGTGCGCCTTCTACGTTATCATCATACTCCTTGAAGTTTTCCCAATCTACAGTCTCAGGCAACAACATCTTTAACTGATTATAGGTCTCTTCTGTACATTCTTCGTACGGAGCCTGTTTGTACGTTCCGCCATCCATCGGTAAGAACGACACTCCAGTTACTTCATCAAAGTGTTTAAATGTCCATGCTCCGACATCCATCCACTCATTCTCCAACACTGAGATTGTCACAGAAGGCTTGTGTTCACAGTAATGACGTTGGAATATTAACCACAAACGCAGATGCTCAATTGCAGTCAAATCTTCACGTAACAATGCACCATCAGCTACCTTTACAGGAAAGCTAAACACTGTAGTTGAATCAGGCTTCATAAAGCAAGGCTCTGCTACAAATCCAGCTTGTTTCATGAACTCTGTTAAAGGGTCTTTATTATCAGCACGTACCCGACGGATATAATACTTAGAATGTTGAGGATGTATACCACTCGCAGTAGAGCATAGCTGTGATACAGTTCCTTCTGGTTTAACTGCGGTAACTGCCACAGACTGGTTAATACCAATAGCTGAAGCAAACTCAGCGTTAACACTAACAGCAATATCACGTAATTTCTCCAATCGTTCAGGTAATTCAGGATCATCCGGATTGTTCAACAAAGTGTTGTCCAAGATGCCTGTCATTGATACTCCTAAAAGTGCTTCTTCTTCAGTGTTCTTTTGCCAAATCTTACGCAAGTACGGAAAATCTGTGAGACTAGCTTGAAAGGTTCCAAGAATAGTAGCCAAACGAATTTTATTAGAAATGCTATTGACATCATCAGTGCTGCGAATGATACAAGAAGAAAGGTTGCAGAACTGATAAGGACGTAAGATAATTTCTGAGCATGGGTTGGTTCCAAAATCGTACGAAGCATCACGTCTTCCATTCTTTGCAGCTTGTTTCTGACTCGCTTCTCTATTGAAGATACCACGCTCACCACTATGTGAATCATAAATTGAACTCCATTCTCTAATGAATTGACCAATACTAGGTGTTTCGGTGTAGGTTGCTGAGTTGTTAGCTAAGGCACGTTGACCTTGATGCTCCCACCAGTTACCTGCTTTAGCGTGTGCCATCTTGTCGTCAGATAAGTCTGACAAGCTGATCATGGCTGACCGTCGGACTCCACCCACAACAACAACTTCCCCGATCTTGCACAAAATATCATGACACTCAAGGGAAGTAAGACGACGACCTGCTGCTCCTTTAAATTTGGTGACGCAAAACTTATAAAGTTCTTCCAAAGGTCCGGGTCCAGAAGCTCTTCCTCCAAATGTTTTAAGTCTAGCTCCTGCTGGTCGAACTCGTGATACGTCGAACTTTGGAATTTCCCCAGAGTATAGTAAAGCCAAGAGTTGTCGGAGTGATTTAGCCCATCCTTCTTTAGAATCCGACACAACAACAGTAGTCTTACTATCAAACAACTGCTCCGGGACTTCAGGTAACTTCTTAACATATTTTTGCTCCACAGAGAAACCAACACCAGTGCCACAGAGAAGGATATACATTGCTTCGTCAAAGGCTTTAGGGTCGTCAATAGGTAGATAAGAACAATTGAATGCTGCCACGTTCTGACGCTCTAAGGCAGGTCCTGCTGTCATCACTGCTCTCATGGAAGGTACTACATCTAAATGAGTTACTGCATCTTGTAATTCTTTACGTAATTCAGGTGTTAACTTATAATTCTGTTTTGTCTCTAAATGCTTTTCCATAAAGTCAAAGTAACGAGCTACTGTCTCGTCCCAATGTTCTCTACGTCCTTTATCGTCAAGATACCGACTGTAACGGCTCTTAGCAATAAATGTGTTGTACGGGGTCATTTGATACTTATCTGTCATTATTCTTCTTCCCAGTCTACTTCGGTTATAAGGTGTTCAAAATTCTCTTCGATTAAATCAGGAAAAGCCTTAACAAGGTCTTCTGAGCTTATATTTAATAGCTCCAGTAAGGACACTTCGTCAAGGCTTTTGAGACGCTCTCGAAGCTCTACTAGCGTCAGGGGAAACATTTATTTCTTATCCTTCGTGTAATACTTCTCTTTTACTTCATCGTAATGGCTAATTAAGAAATCTATATAATGTTTGGCTTTGCGTAAGTCTTCGATGCCATTCTTATGTGGATACCTTAGTATATATTTTACCACATTTGCAGTCCACGGGTCAAGGTCCCAAGCAAGAAAAATATCCCAAGGCTGTAATGCACCTTTTTGGTAATGATCTCCACCGATTTGTGATGACTTTACATGAGATACTTCATCTTCTACTGGATGAAACTTTTGTAACCCTTTGAAATACTCCTCCAAGGTAAAGTCCTTAGAAGAGTAGCCGTAAGGCGCAGGCATCGCTACTGGATTATCATGCATAATGTTTCACCTTTACCGGTTCTTTCGCTGTTTTTGCACCCTGAGACCAACTTCCGCAATCTTTGCACTGGTAGCGTTGATAAGTCCCAGTAATCGATACAGCAGTGCCACGCTTTTGTAATCGATGCCCAGAACAGGTGGGACAAACAGTATCACTGGTATAAAGATTGTGATTAGGATGAGATTTAATCCATGGAAGAAGAGTGCTATAAAGAGATTCAAGCAAAACGACATCCTGAATGTTATATGATTCCATACGACCCCAAGCATCTTTATCTCCATTCATACATTTAACCCAAAGGTCATGTCCTTCGTGAGCGTGTTTCTTTCCTAAACCGAGCCGTTGGGATACATAATCCAACTTATTAGAAGGAAATCTAAAGTTACTGCGAACCACACGAAGTAGGTCAATCTGTTTATAAGGCGATGGTGGATTGTAACGATGTAAGAGGAATTCCTTGTTAAGCGTAGGAATGTCAAACTTAGTACCGTTATAATGCACCACAGCGTCAGCTTCGTCCAATAATACATGAATACCTTTCAACATTGCTTTCGGTTTAGATTGGTGTACAGAATCAAAATGAACTTCATCTTCACCAAGCCACTTAGCTGCGTAGCAGAGGACATAAGAAGATTCCATTAACTGATTGATACTGACGTTCTGTTGCCACAAACCCCACACGTGAGCTGTGTTAGGACTTGTCTCAATATCGAGCAGTAGAATTTTCATTCGTCATCACCCCAGTCGATAGCTTCTTCGGCTTCAGAACGTTCTTGATCAAATCCTTTAGCGACAGAATAAGCATCACGAGTAATAGTACGTTCGCCGTCTTCGGTCCATGGATCAATAAAGGGATGATTACTAATAAATGCTACTGATTCTTTTACGTCGTAACCATATACGGCATTGACAGAGTTTAATAACTTTAATACTAGCGTTTGCCATGTGTCTGCATCTTCGGTTACGAATACATTACTAAAGACATTATCTTGCTCTTCAATCGTAATCGTCACTTTGCGTGGGTATTGAATAGTCATTTGTTACCTTTCACAAGTAGTAATACATCAATTTGGTGTTGCAGGTCTTTAATCTTTTGAACCATATCCAAGAAATGTTCTGCATCTACTAAAGCTAGAGGCTTACTTAGGTTCTGCTTCAAAATAACTAAAGGTTCAATCAATCCGTGAGTCTTTGCTTGTTCATAGTCCTTATACACTGCGATTGCTTTTCTGTTCTTGCATTCGATTGTGTAAGATACCAGTTCACGAGCTGCAGTTGACAGTTGTACATCTTCGCCACCTGCGCCCATGCTTGTAGAACGCACATCATCAGTGGTTAGAGTAGGGAACCGTTGGAGTATCTGATCCCTGCACCACTGTTGTAACTTTCTTCCCTTTGCTTTTGCGCTTTGTGGTTTCAACTTTAATGACCTTTCTTTTCGTAAGCATTTTCTTCGGGATTGTAATGCTGTTATTGCACATTCCGTCGGTGATAGTCCCTGCAAGCTCGATTTGTTCATCGTCTTCAAAAACAACAAATCCAACGGTTTTACAACGTAAGTCTTCACGCTTTGCTTCATGCCACTCGCCCTGCGCTAGAGCGTCCAACCATTCCACTAAGACAAGCTCGGCGGTATCCAGAGTTGACCGTGGTCTCTTTGGAGCCATAGTAGCTGACCGTTCTCCAAGACTCGCTCCTCGTTTCCTTGGTAGGCTTCGAGGCAAGCAAGATACATTTCGTTTTCTGTTTTGCATTCTTTAAGAATCCTTTTTGCTTTGACGGGACCAATCCCTTTAAGACCAATGATGTTGTCAATTCGATCTCCAGTAAGTATTTGTGTATAAAAGCTTAATAAACCTTCAAACTCTGTTACGTGATACTTTTCCTTCTTGCGATAATTGTAGTGCCATCCCCGAAGTTGATTAAGGTCTTTATCAATATGTACCATAATCATTTCATCTTCTGGTATAGCGTAACAGGCTATTGCAACTGCATCGTCTGCTTCTATTCCCTGCGTCATCATAAAGCCGTACTTCACTTGTAAGTGTTCACGTAAGGCAGTGTAATGAGCCGGTTTAGGAGCTACACGAGTTCCTTTGTAAGGAGCAGTCTTAGCTAGATCGTTACGGAAGTTTCCTTTACCCGTAAGCCATCCAAAATAAGTATCTGCTCCTACATCAGAAAGAATCGTATCGACAGCTTCATTCATTCTCCATTTAGCTAACGGCTCTTCAATATCTTCACTGGAGAAACCAATAGCGTACACGAGTGAGTCAGCGTCGATTAAAGCTCGCATTACAGAACGTCGTCTAACTCAGCTTCTACAGGTGCTGGAGTGTAAGTCACCAAGTCATCCACAGTGATCTTAGCAATCGATGGAGCCATGCCATGCTTAGGAGTCATGCGATGTTCGTATGATGACACAATAGCGGTAATCTTAGTGCCATTACCAATACTATCAATACCAATTGCTTTACCAGCTTTATCAAATGGTGTAAAAACATACTGGCTTTTACCAACGATATAGTTATTCATCTCAGGTTTGTTCTTGATATGAATACCTAACGCAACTAACTTTGCAGCATCGTCATCGCTGATATTTCCAATAGTACATTCGTACTTGGTGTTTGCATCATTAAATTTAGTGTTAAAAGTGTTCATCCACTTGCTCCAGAACAGCTCACCTTTAATTGTCACTTGCTTAGTCATAATTGTATCCTTCATTAGGTTAGAAATACTGCTTGTTTATTATACCACATTTACATCTACTGCAAAGTCATTTCTTGATCTTTGTCGCTTTCACGCAACACATCAATTGTTCTTTCAAGTATTTCAATTGTGTAGTCATGACCTTCAGTCGTAAATACCATTAAATACCCATCTTTTTCCCCAACGGTCACTATAGGGATAAACCCTTCTGGGATGAAATTATCTGTCATGGAGCAAAATCCGATTCTTTCATTGCTGTTAAGTAATCATCAGCATCAGATAACTTTTCAAGCTCTTCGTTTAACATAATGCAAATATTATTTAAACTCTGACCACGTCTAAAAAGTTGTAAAACTGTATTATGTATTAAAGAAAAATCATTAGTTTCCATTAGTGTGTTTCCTTCCAATTGTTACCTACCTTATATTCACCAGTCAAAGGACAACGAAGTCCAAAGACATCCTTTTTTGTTTCATCGTCTAACACTGGTATTGTTCTTCCAGTTTCTTCAATAGCCCAAACTCCTAACTTCCCTACTTGCTCTGCATACTGCATTGGTGTTTCTACCTGCCACTCATCGTGAACATTTGCTACAAACTTATACGGTATCTTTAGACGTTTTAATTTTTCGTCTAATACAGTCACAGCGTGTTTCATAACGATTGCACCAGCGCCCTGCAGTAACGTGTTGAGCGCCGAATGCTCCGCCCGAACGAGTAACTGCCTTCCGTCAAGACACTGTACTTTCCCTTTCGCAAGGTAGATTCTACCAATTTTCTTCCGTAACGCTTCGAGCTTTGGTGTGTTTTGTAAAAAAGAATCAATAAGTCGCTGTCCTTCTTTTGCTGAACCACCAACAATTGACCCGATCTTGGAAGCTCCTGCGCCATAGAGAAATGCATATATAAACGTCTTGGCTTGGTTCCTCGTTTGAAGTCCAGCAGCCTTTTGGTTTGCGGTGTGTACGTCGCCCGAAACGACCTCATGTGTATATTCATTATCTTTCATATAGTGAGCCAGCATACGAAGTTCTAAGCCTGAAGCATCGATACCGACTAACGCATTGCCTTTCTCTACTGTCCAAAGTTCTCTACACTCGTGTCCGTAAGGGCTACCACTGTTCGGTACTTGAGCCATGTTAGGACTCATGTGCGTCATACGACCTGTTACAGCACCGTTGGTGATAACTCTACCGTGTACACGTCCATCGGCTTTAAGATTGTCTAACCAGCTCTCAATCTGTCCAATCCGCTTTTGCAACATCATGTACTCAGCTAAGGTTTTGGCTTCTGGGTAGTCGAGCGTTTCGAGGACGGCTTCGTCGACGATGACGCTGCCTTTTTCCGTGCGCTTGGTTGGCTTCCAGCCTTTTTCGATGAGTCTTTCTGCGATTTGCTGACGGCTGCCGGGGTTGAACGGGGTGACGATGTCTTTGAGTGGCTTACCGAGTTTGCTGATACGTCCTGATTCAACTTTGGCAGGAAATATGCTTTGCATTTCAGTTTGAATAACGTCCAGCTTAGCTTTAAGCTCAGCCAATAACCGTAAAGCCTTAGGCTCATCGAGTCTGAAGCCGTTTTCTTCTTGTTTTGTGATGATCGCTTGTACATTGTGCTCAAGTTCTATACTCCTTTGTGAAAATTTCTCTAGTTCTAAAGTAGCTACTAAACGATAAAACAACTTGCTAGTAACCAGTGTGTCCTGAATGCAATACTCTTCCATTTCAGGTGTTGCTCCGCCGTCCCAGTCGCTGAAGTCACCTTTAGGAAAACCTAATCGTTGACCCCATGCGTCTAAGCTATGACCGCCTTCGAGACTTGGATTCAGGAGACGGCTTGCGATCAGCGTATCGTACACTTGGCTCAACTTCATCGTGACGTTCCAGTTCTTCCGCAGTACCGGTGCATCGAAATTTATTCCGTTGTGCATGATAATCAAATCGCAACTTTCCAAATACTTTTGTAATCCATTTGCTGCTTTCCATACTAAAACCTCATCTGTTTCAACGTTACGAGTCACGCACATCCAGATACAATCGTGTGTGCTATTTGTTTCAATGTCAAGGACGATTTTCATAGAATCATTATACCATATAAATACATTACGACAGCTACGAACTCGACGATAAACAAAGCATAGTCCTTCTGTCGCAGTCCAGCAATAGACCACAGTAGACTACCAGTGAACCCAAAGAACAGGTTCAAAGGATAGTAATTGATACTTGTAAGCCAAATACCAATCAAACAAAGGACTGTGCCTGTCCACTTCACTGCTTCTCTTCCATAAGCATAGCTGCCAACTTCAATGCACGTTGCGTTGCAGCAAAGTCCCATTGGTCTGCTTGAGATTCCGCTAGTTCTGCATCAAAAGCAAAGCTCCAGTCCTTCTCAATCATTAATTTAAAAATATCTGCTGCTAGTTCAGTCTTGTTCATTTGCGCTATATCCTTTTCTTCTTCCTTGGTTGTCAAAATAGTTTGTTACACCGTCTTCAGTCCGAGTTTTATAGCCAACACGATTGCCGTTGCTGTCATACACACCGTTAGGGCTATTATAGTTGAACTGTGAGTTCTTATAGTTGTACGGACTGTTCTCATAATTATACGGAGAATTAGCGTAGTTATAAGGACTGTTTTTATAATTGTAAATACTATCGTTGTAATTGGTTTGGGCATGACTTGCACCTGCCATCAACGCAATCGCACTTACCACAGCACTTAAAATCTTTTTCATCTTTCTTTTCCTTTTTACCAAATATTGCATCAAAGTTATTATCGAACTGCTCCATTGATACACCCAAAGGTCTAGGTGCGTCGCCTTTACCGCCGTCTCTCATTTCTGTTTTCCATTTCCATAAGTTACTCCAGTTTACTAAATTAAGTGGTGGACACTTCCATGTCATTACATCACCGGTACACCTTGCCTGATCCTATTTGGATAAGCTTGTTCAAGCCAAAAGCATCTTACATCGCCATGCTGATCACGAGCAAGAAAACCTTTCCAGTACGTGTGTTTTGTGGTGAAGTCGTGACAGTCTAAAAATTGAATGTCATAGTACATACGCATTGAATAGGCTCCCACTAACAAGCTTATACACACTATACACACGGTCTTAATCATTCTAATCCTTCGTACTTTTTACGAAACAAAGTTTCTTTTTGTTTATCTTTCCACACATGACTTATCGGAGGGCTTTTAATAGCTCTATTTTTAGATTGTTGTTCTTCTGCGTATTCATCAAGAGCTTCATCATACAAAGCTGTTATTAAGTTTTTTAAACCATAATACGGATACCAGTTTAGTTCACCTAATTTTTTCCATCTACTTTTATTTTTAGCGATCATTATTTTATCATCAATAATAATACCGTTATGAGTGTTTTTAAAAGAAATTCCCCATTCACTTAACTGACATATTTTTCGCCATGCGTTTGGATTGTTTTCTCTCATAATACGTCCCTTATCTCCAGCATCCTGCCGGTGTCCTTGTTATAAAGAAGTGAAGCACAGTGTGGGCTTGTAAGACCTGCAAAGCGATTCTTTAGGATACTAACCCTAGTCGTATTGCGCTCGATAGCGTCATCCGCCTGAGCGTTGCGTACCAGTCCAATAACGATGTCTGATAGCTGAGCAATAGAGCCTGAGCCACGTAGCTGACTAAGTGATGTAGCAGCGCCTTCTTCGTGTCCTTTAGACTCAGGACGCTTTAGGTGCGACACAGCAATCAAACAGATACCAGTTTCTTGTACAAGCATACGTAACTTAGTCATCAATTCATCTATAGACTTTCTTTCGTCTCCGTTGCTTTGTGAGCTAACCACCATTGAAATATGATCAAGAAAAACATACTTACAATCAGCGGCTTTGGCAAAATATCGAATGCGATTAATGACATTATCAATATCTGTAGAGCCAAAGTTATCCCAAAAGAACAGGCGATCAGTCCCAAGCGTATTGTCGAATGCATCTTTTAATTCCTCTTGTGATACCTGCGTAGTCGGCAAGTGTAGTGGCTTGTTAGCAAACAAGGACATAACAGACTTAGCAGTCTTACCGACTGACTCTTCCATAAACATACAACCGATATTGCCATCAGTGGTCTTGAGCAAGTGCCATAGGATTTCTCTTAGGAATTGTGACTTCCCCAATCCAGAACCAGCAGTAACTGTAATAAGCTCCGAAGGTCTGATTCCGTAGGTGAGTTCGTTGACTCCATCCCAAGGGTAAAGGGCGAGTGATTTTTCGACTGGTTTGGTGACTTCTTCCCAGAGAGTCGAACCAGCGATAATTCCATCAGGAGTCCATTGTTCAGCTCCCCACCATAAACTGACATATTCAGCAGATTTCCCTGCTTTGAGATAATCACAGGCATCTTTATAACCTTCTGTATGTTTAATAATCTTACACTTACTACCGAATAGCTCAGCGACTTCATTAGCGGCTTTGCGACCTACTTCGTCACCATCAAAAGAGATAATGATCGACTCAAAGCTATCAAGCCAATCATAAGCAGCTTTACAGTCCTTTAAAGCCGCACTAGCGCCATTCTTTACGCTCACATGGGGATACTTACTACCTGCCATCTGAAAGCCTGCTAGAGCGTCTAATTCGCCCTCATGGATGGTAACATTACGACCACCTTTTGCGAACTTGTTTTGTCCGAAGAGTGTAGTAGCTTTCCAGTCACCTTGTATAGCGAAGGACTTATCTGAACAATGACGTACTTTAAGACCAGCAAGGACATTATCAGAGTCATAATAAGGATAATAATGCTTTTGATCATCAGTTTTAACTCCGTAGGCTAAGCTAGTAGCTTGAGTAATACCACGATCAACGATAGAAGAGCTAGAAAGATTGTCATAATTAGTAAAATTCCTCATAGGTGATACTTTCTGTTTAGTTTCTGTCACACCATAACCATTAACATAGGTAAGGCAAACATGACAGTATGTGTGTCCATCGTCATAGAGCGAGTTACCATCGCTACTGTTGCACTTCGGACATGCTATGTGTTTTATAAACTGGCTAGTCAAAACAGAGCCTCCTGAAACTGAGACAGATCGACAATAGGCTTAGGCGTCCGCTTACACTTAAACGACCAGCCATCCCTAGTATTAACTAAGTGTCTAGCCTCTTCCTGACGACCGACGACACGCATAAGTTCGCCATCTTCGTTATAAATTAAATAATTAGTCATGGAAGTGTTCGACCTGAGCAAGTGTTTCGTGATAACGATCAATAATGTCTTGCATAACGACATCATAACCATTTAAGCGAATAGCATCGACAATATCATCAAGGACAAAGTGATACCATGCGTTTTGAGAAGTGAATCTATCTTCATTCATTGTTTGATTCCTCCAGCGCCATTACTCGTTTTTCTTCAGCAATCCATTCCGTTAAAGTCTTAATTAAGAATTTCTCAGCTTCAGCATAGGTTTCAAACGGATCAGACCAACATTCATTGACATAGCCGTCATGTACGACCTCATAGCCTTTAAATTCAGCATAAGACCAGCATTTACGGATAGTGAAATACATGTCTTTACGCTTATGATGATCTCGTTGTATAAGATCAAAGTATTGTTGCATTAAATCTTCAATCATACATCCCCCTTATACTTTAAAGTTATAACTATAAATAGTTAATTTTATAAGTTTAAACATAGACGGCGTAAAAGACTTATAAGTATTATACAGCATCTTAGTCGTTCTCCATAGGTTTGTCATTCCACGATGTGAAATAGTTAGAATCATCGTCATAATCAGGTTCGTCTTCGTCATCGTGCTTTAAGTCGGTACGCTCTAGGGCTAATACGTCGCCTGAGATTGTGCCATAGCACTTATTGCACATATCGAGAAAATTACCAGTAGTAACGCTCTTGCGTGTCGCTTCATAATCGGACAACGCCTTGTTACAGCAGTAGCATCTCATATTACTTCCTTTTCTAGGTGTAAACACCCTTTTAAATCGATTTTAAGGGGCTTTTTAGCCGTTTTTATTGGTCTGTTGAGGTCTTACCCTCACCCTTAAGCTTTTCTTCACCATAAGCCTCTATTTCTGACCTTGTAAAAATCGCATAATAGCGCCTTTGAGTCTCCATGATAAAATCAGCATATCGACGGGCTTCATCGTACATATCGAACCAAAAGCCATTAACCCAGTAATTGTGTTCATTTTTCATAATGTGAAATTCTCCTATTGGTTGTAAAATGATTCAGTGGCGAGATGTTCGCCTAAGTCTAACAAATAAGCCATAATCTGAGCCTGCTCTGCTTCTGTACAATCATCATAAGTCTCTATATCCTCCCTGAGTGCTAATTGGCAAACAGCCTCCATAAACAGGTCAGAAGTACGAGGGTCTAAGCGACCATTGGGACGGCTCTCAAACTCAATCCAATCCTGTACATATTCGTCGATATCGTCTGAATCATCGTCTTCAGGCTCATAATATCTATCGTGCATTGACATTCCCATTATTTATTCTCCACAAATTCAATATTGTCTAAGTCTACCATATTGCCGTCTAATTCTCCAAACATTAAATAATCGTCTAGACCGTCATTATAGCCATATAGTTCAAAGGGATAAGCTTTCTCGCCCTCATGCCATAAGCAATTAGTATCAAAATCAAACCCTGATCGTCCTAGTGCGTACCCATGCCCATAAGCATTCATACGCTCTGAATCTATTCTACTCATTTTTTTAATTTGCATAGTATTACCCTACTTTCACGTGTTTAAAATGCTTATCAATAAATTCTGCAGCCTGCACAAGCCCCTTGTACATTGTATTTAGTTCTGCAGCGATACTACCCCCGGTAATATCCCCAATGGCTCCAAAACCTATATAGCGCTTATCAGGAGCGATAAATTTTAAGTCTATATACGTTCCCTTATACTCAATTGATAGGTGCGTCATACCAAGCTTTAAACACTCTGCAATGGTTCGCATAATGTAAGTCTTATTTGCCTTAGCAATTTTTACCGGGTAAATTAGTTGTGACATTATTTTGACCCTTCATTTATAAATTTATTCCACAAGTCAATATCTACTTTTACCCATATAGAGTCAGAAAACTCTTCAATGACATCAGCGGATTCTAAAATATCAAAGGCTAATTCTATCTTTTCAAAATCATTCATAATTAAACCCCCTTAACGTCCAAAATAGACTCTTTATCAATTGCCCTGTATCCTTCGCTCTTTAAGTCATACACTGTAATAAACTTATCAGGGTTTAACGTACTTGTACCGCCTTTTAAGTGTTTAGTGACCCCAAGGCGGCAGTTCATTACCCGAAGAGAACCATCTTTTTTAATAAATTTAACGGTCATAATCTTACCGTTAGAATTCAAAATTCTATCTACAAAATTTAACATGATAATTCCCTTCTCAAGTGTTATATAAATTAAGTGTTTTATTGCTAAGCTTCTCTACA